TCGAATAGCTTATGTCTCATCTACGCCGTATCCAACCAGGTAGACCTGCACCTTCAGCACGATGCTGCAGATGAGGCCCACGGCGTTCGTGTAGAGGGCCAGACCCATGTGAGTCCACATGTCTCCGAGCACCGACTGCATGGAGCCCTGGCTCATGGCGCCCACGGAGTTAGAGGTCAGCATGAGGACCAGCCCGATGACCGTGCCCAACATGCCCAGGGCCATGATCTGCTCGGAGGCGAACCAGACGGTCTGCAGGCGGCTCTTGACCTTCTCCCGCAACTCGGGTCTAGAAACGACAAAGGGGCGGTCGACCTGACGGGCGACTACCCCCAAGATTATGTTACAGGCCACGAAGACGACTGCGATGATGCTCGTGATCATCGTCTCGTCTACTTCCCAGATCCTCTGAACCATACCGAAGTAAGCGGCCCAGAACACGCCGGTGGCCGTCAAAAGAACGGATACCCACCACGCGGCAAACTTGGTATGACTCTTCATGTCTTCCTCTCTGTTGTTCCAGGACTATTTACCTTTCCTGGGAGAGGATGGCGGAACGTACTGGATTCGAACCAGTGGAACCCCTTGCGAAGTTCAACGGTTTAGCAAACCGCCGCTTTCAGCCTCTCAGCCAACGTTCCTAAGCTACTCTGTCCATCTTCGGCTCGATGTGCTGGATGGCGTCCTTGTACCTGTCTGCGCAGTATGAAGCAGCCCAGGCATTCGGCTTGACCATCGGCACAACGTTGCACATGCCGCGAATGTATCCGACCGCCTCGTTGATGACGCATGAGGAGCCGTGCATCTCGTTAGGATTGATGTCCAAGTGGATCTCGATCTCTCGATCCTCGAGGACCTCGTGCAGGTCCATGTAGAGCTGCGCGGTCTTCATGACCTCGTTCATGAGGCGCATGCGAGGCTTGTCCTTCTGCTGGTCGTAGTCGCGCTCTCGCACGATGCCACCGAATACCCTGCAGCCGTTCTTGCCGTTCTTGTGGACGACTACGACGTTGATGTAGTCGGCGTACCAGACGCCGTCGATCTGAAAGCGCTCCGAGTCTCCGCCGAGGTATACCTTGGTCTCTGGTGACTGTGCTCGGATGAACTCCTTTACAGCCTCGACGTCTAGCGCTTTCCTGATCATCACTTCTCTCCTATCACTTCTATCTCGACGAACCCGTCGTCCTTGTACTTGAGTGTAGACTTCTTGAGAGAGTAGTCAGAGGAGTAGATGGTCTGAATGAAGTCAGTGTACATCTCCTCGACCGTGGGCTCGTATGGAAACTTCTGTTCTCTCTCCCGAGGTCCGTTGTAGTATAATGAGTACGTCCTCATCGCGACACTCCTATGTCTCTAGCGACGCGAGAGTAACTCTTCGGATGAAGTCCGTCTCTCGTCTGATACGCTGCTAGATCTATATAAGCATCTCCATGAGACGCGGCCACGGACTTGACTACCCTCGCGGCAGTCCTGTCGTACGGCAGTATCCAGACCACTCGCTCGCTCTTGATCTTGGATCGAATCTCGAGCAAGTTCTTCTTTAGTCTCGGATTGTGGGGGTCGTTAGAGCCGGCGGATATTACAGCGACGCGCGCACTCTTGGATATGACGTGATCAGAGATATAAGAACTGGAGGCGCCGACTTTGGCGTTGATGCTGCAGTGAGCGGCCTGTCCTACTCCTACTGCTATGCTGTCTCCTACTGCTACGCAATCCATTCCAGCCTCCTAGTGGTGCCCCCTGAGAGAATCGAACTCCCGCACCCTGCTTACAAGGCAGGACCTCTACCACTGAGGATAAGAGGGCTTTAATGGTGCCACTCGACAGAATCAAACTGTCGTCTCCGCGTTACGAGGGCGATGTTCTATCACTGAACTAGAGTGGCGTGGTGCTGCCAGAGAGGATCGAACTCTCGGCCTCACCCTTACCAAGGGTGTGCTCTACCACTGAGCTACGGCAGCGTTATCCTATGTATGGTGCGGTGGGTGGGAATCGAACCCACAACAAAGAGTTTTTGAGACTCCTGCGTCTACCGATTGCGCCACCACCGCACGATCTCGATAGCAGAACCGATCAAGAGTATGGTAACGACTCCTGCCCACATACTCGGGAACTCGAGGTATCCGAGCTGCAGAGTAAAGGCATCGATGACTTGGTTGAACAACGTCCAGATACCGAGTATAATTCCGAATTCAAGCCACGTGTTGTATTTCATGTATCACCAGCTGTCGTAGTCAGTCATGTCGATCCAGACGCCTTCACGGTCTCCAGTAGTGGCTCTCACTTCGAGTGAGAGTCCTATTCCGCTGTTAGAATCTGTTTCGATGCAGACTTCAGCATCTCGTTTATCATACAGACCTTTACTCTCGAGCCATTCGGCGATCTTAAAGACGTCGCCTGCAGTCATCTTCACTTTCATTTTCATCTCCATGATATGGTGCCCCTAGAGGGACTCGAACCCCCAACCTTCAGAACCTAAATCTGCTGCCTCTACCAATTGGGCTACAGGGGCGAAATGGTAGTCACTACTGGATTCGAACCAGTGACCTACACGATGTCAACGTGGTGCTCTACCACTGAGCTAAGCGACTGAAGACTAATCCGTACAATGTTGCAGAGGGACTAGCCATATTGTTGGTGCCGGCTTCAGGTTATCACTTTAACTTAGCCCAATCTTCACGCGAAGGGTACCGGCATAAATGGCGATCTCGGCATGACTCGAACATGCGACCCTCGGTTTAGGAAACCGATGCTCTATCCTGCTGAGCTACGAGACCTCATAAGAATAGGTGACCCGTGGGTATCCGCGACGGGTCAGCGCGGAGAAAAACTTAGGGAGTAGGAAGGCTTCCACCAAGTGATCCAAGGACGTCGTGCATCCATGACCAAGCGGCAGCGGCTGCTGCTACGAGCGCGGCTGCTCCTTGCTTCCAATCGAAAGCACCATCCTTGAATGCATTCCAGAGGAAATACAGCGCCACGACGGCGAGTACTAATACTAATACGAGATTCATGTTACCTCCATATCTGGCCCGTGATTGAGCCAATAGTATTTAGTAGACGAAGAATGGTAGCCGGTGAGGGAATCGAACCCCCGACACTCTGCGTGTAAAGCAGGTACTCTACCTCTGAGTTAACCGGCTATTGACAACTGGCGATGTAGGCGGACTCGCGCCGCATCAGCTCTTGGATGAGTTCGGAGCTGGAGTAAGTGCGAAGGAGAGCCTGCCTCGATTCTTGTTTGAGGGCATAGGTGTAGCGATATCGCTTACCAGCCTGCCGCTTGCGAGCCACTCGCAGCATGCCGACGTCGGCCATCTCGCTCAAGATGGTGGATACACGGCCACTGTCGGCGCACATATCTTTCGCTACGATCGAGGAGTTTATCTCCACACCAGGTGTGTAGGAGGATGTCACGAACTTGATGACTTTTTGACGAAATGAATTCTTAGCCACTGTTATCTCCATGTTAAAGATGCCGGCATTATAACCAGAGTGCAAGCATTGTACACTACAAAACTAAGAGAACTAGGCCTTGAAGACGAGTGTCATCTCGTGATCGAACAGCCTCACCTCAAATTCTCTGTCTTTCTCTTTGGACAAGTCGGAGAGCGGAATGATCTCGAGATTCCTGAGTACTTCTACTTCGTCTGTATCGAGCTCGAGAGACTTCATCCAGTCTGCCGCCCGCGTGTGAACCTCGAAGCCTAAGTCGAAGTGATCGATGTCCATCTTCGGCATGTTCTTGACGTAGGCGTAATAGAGAGACTTCTCTACTGGAAAGGTCAGTAAGTTTACGATCTTGTTCGGAGAGATAGGCCCCTCGTGAGATACCATGTAGCGAGTGGCCAAGCAGTCTAGCCAGGCTAGTCTGTTGGAGATGACTCTATCCTGAGCCGCGGCCACGTCTAGCTTAGAGAGCACTGTCTTATCGGTGAAGTAGCTCTCGTCTGGATACAGATGATATTCCGATACTTCTACCTCCACGATGGCGCAGCCGCTGCCAGTCAAGATGGCGGTCCTAGCAGCATGCAGTTCCGCCATGAAGTAGGTCTGTGCGAGGTATACGAAGCCCTCGAGCGAGGGGGAGTGAGAGTCTCTGAACCAGTTCCCTCTGTCTCGCCTCGGCACTAGGCCCTCGGAGTAGATCGATGGGAGGCGTGATTGAGAAGTGCCGTGCTTCAGTATGTATGTGTCCACGTTGTCTCTCATTTGCAAACTTAGTCAATCGATTACTACGGTGAATGCTGCTGTCAATCTTGGAAAAGCAGATTGATTGTGTGGTACGTAGTGTTCATAATGAGATGGAAAGAAGAGAATATCACCTTCTTCTATCTCAGGACTCACTATCTTGGGGTCAGTGAATTCAGTGCGGGAGTGATACGCCGGATCGTAGATCATATAGTGAACCGCGGTGTATCCTACGCCTTCATGGATATGTGGTTCTTGGTATTGACCTACCTTATAATAATTGTACCAGATGTCACTTATGTGCTTGAGTTTCAATCCTCTGATCGTACAGAATCTAGAAACGATCTTCTCATATTCTAGTCTTAAGAATTCAAAATCGACTCGTTCAATATCTATGTCATCATCGTGTATGACATGACAATCACAATCCCAGCGATTTTTATTTGGATGAAGCCTATAATTCTTCTCTATGAGATGAATGTTCTTGAGGAGAAAAGAGTTGGTCCACTCGACGCGTTCTTTATAGAACATGTTCTTCATTCTCAAATTGGAGCGGGTAGCGAGAATCGAACTCGCGCATTCTCGTTGGCAACGAGATAGGCTACCATTACATCATACCCGCGATTGGTGCGTCTTCCAAGTTTCGAACTGGGTTGCCCGGCTTATGAGACCAGTGGGATTGCCAACACCCCCCAAGACGCGTCATTTAGGAATTTCTTTTGAAAGTTTCTTCAATTCATCGACTATTTCTGATGCTAACAACAGATCCGGATTTTCACACACCCCGTCGCATAAACACTTTTCATGACATTTAACGTATACCATCTGTAGACGTCTCATGTGTTTTGCCGCTCTATTCAGTGTGTGTAATAGATTAGTATGTTGATCAACCGTTAAACGTATGTCGATGTAGTGGTCACTCATGCTTCTATTCCTCAGCACATTAGCGCTTTAGCGACTGATCTGATCTTCTCGACCGTCTCTTCTTTGTCTCTTGCTCCGGTGAGAAGATACACGATGAGTAGTGCGATGTGTTGTTCAGGCGTCATCATCATTTCTATTCACATTATTTAGAACTTCATCGGTCTCATATAGACTCTCGAGATCGCTGAATATAGCTGCTTCAAACTCAACTTCAAGACGTTTTTGGCTCTCAGCAAAACTATTATAGATCTCAGCAATCTGTTGTGCAAATTTAGGATCGTAGTTCATAGCTACTCTCTAAATGGTGAACTGGCTACGTATCGCAACGTTCTACGGTCTCAAGGACGCCAGTTCATAAATGGTGCAACCTCTCTGGATCGAACAGAGTTCTTCCGCTCTTCAGGCGGACGTGAGCACCAGCTTCACCAAGGTTGCTTTTGTTCTTTAGTCTTCCAGTACTCAGATTCGTTATACTCTTTCCATCTATCACAGAATACTTTATACAGATCTAGATCATGTAACACTAGCATATCTGCAAATTCGTTGGGACCGTCGATTCCAACGAGACCGTGTAGGTCGTAGATGAAGTCCAATGTGAAATCTTCTTCTTTGAAGCCTTCTTCTGGCCAGGTGAAAGCGCTCGTCATGGCACGATCCGTACGACCGTGCTCTCTAGTCCGTAGTACTCGACGACCTCGAAAAGAGCTGCAGCAGCGTCGGGATGCAGTCTCACACATCCGTGAGATGCAGGCCGGCCGAGTCGCTTCAAGTCGTACGTGCCGTGTATCGCGTAACCACCCTCGAAGAATATCGAGAACGGCATAGGCGCGTCGTCGTACTTCTTGGAGTAGTGCATCTCGGCCAAGCGATACGGCTGGAAGATGCCGGCCGGAGTTCGATAGCCCTCGCGACCGGTAGACACCGGCCAGAGAGCATTACCTATCGGAGTCTGTACGTACATCTCTTGCTCGGAGAGATCGATCGTGATGTCGACCTCTTGAGCGACTGCCGCGGTGCTCAGAGTCAGCATAGCGGCGAGGATCATGACGAACTTCTTCAAGTTATACCTACTCGTTCAAGAGTTGCTTGTTCTCGTTCAGCTTCTGTTCGTTTAACTTGGCCAGGTACTGCTCATTAGTCAGCGAGTGCCAACCAGTACAGAACCCAGTGGTAGACCGGCCGCAGCCGCACTTCTTAGCTTCAGTCATGACGTTCTCCATGAAGTTGGCGGAGTGGTGGCGGTATCGATCCCCTGACCCTCTCGGGTTCCACTGGTTTTCAAGACCAGGCTAGCATCCCCGGCTAGATACGCACTCCAAAACTGATAGTCGGTTACTGCCATCCGACAACTCCCTTTTCGCGGAGTAGATTTTAATGGGCTAGACGGTCGCCATCGAGAGACACCACCCGCTCTCCGGGCATATCCAGTCGTATCTTGGCGACAACGATCGACTGGGGACGCAGCGGAGCCCATCTCCGCTGAATTGGCTGCTCGGGTAGGGATCGAACCTACGACATCCTGATTAACAGTCAGGCGCAACTACCGGCTGTGCTACCGAGCAATATTCGCACCGATTTCTTAGAGTGGTTACGGCCTCCACTTCTTTCCTAGTACTTCTATCTTGACGCTGCAGACGCCTAGGCATCCTATCTTTGTAGCAGCGCCTCGAGAGAGGTCTATGGTACGGCCCGGTGTGAATGGGCCGCGATCGTTTATTCTGACTACTACTGACTTCTTTCCATGTGTCACTCTCACGAGTGTGCCGAATGGCAGTGTCTTGTGAGCCGCAGTCATAGCCCACTGATTAAATCTCTCACCACTGGCCGTCTTACGGCCGTGAAACCCTGGACCATACCAGGAAGCTACAGACGAATTTGCCGGGGTCGACCAGACGACTAACGCCATCAGGAGTGCCGCGACTACTATCTTCTTAGCCATTTATTCTCCTATCGTTGCAGTGTACCCTGATTTGGATTCATTGTACACGGTTATTTTCGTAGAATGGATGGAGATCGCCGAGGGACTCAAACCCCCAACCTTCGCGTTCGTAGCGCGATGCTCTGTTCAGTTGAGCTAGGCGACCGTTCTGTGAGAAGTGTATATATCGCTGTATGTCTAGTATGTATAGTTGGAGGAGCCGAGTGGATTCGAACCACCACCTCAAGGATTTGCAGTCCCGTGCATTAACCGTTTTGCTACGGCTCCGATTGGCTGCCCGCCATGGATTCGAACCACAATAGCCAGAGTCAGAGTCTGGAGTCCTACCGTTAGACGAGCGGGCAATGGTACTGCATAGTGGAATCGAACCACTGTAATCGGTTCCACAAACCGATGTTCTACCATTGAACTAATGCAGCATGAATTGGCAGCGCATACGGGTTTCGAACCCGTTTCTCCACCTTGAGAGGGTGGCGACCTTCACCAAGAAGTCCAATGCGCCATGATGGTCCCGAGTATGGGATTCAAACCCATGCTCTCCTCGCTTGAAAGGCGGGTATGTTGCTCGCTACACTAACTCGGGTTATTGGTGTCCATGAGAGGACTCGAACCTCCAACGTCTGCCACCTCAAGGCAGTGACTCTACCAATTGGCCTACATGGACATGAGTGGTTGCGGAGGCAGGATTCGAACCTACGATCTTCAGGATATGAACCTAACGAGATGACCACTTCTCTACCCCGCAATAAATGGAGAACCCTCTGGGGATCGAACCCAGGACAGACGGATTAAAAGCCCGCTACTCTACCACTGAGTTAAGGGTTCAATTGGCTGGGAGACAGGGATTCGAACCCCAATACGCGGAATCAAAATCCGCAGTCCTACCTTTAGACGATCTCCCAATGAATCGATTTGCCGAAGCAGAGGTAAACACCCTACCCTCCCGAATCGAACGGATTCCTCCCCCCACCCGGGGTTGTGCTGCCATTACACTAATGACGGGTACTGCTACTTGAGTTCGGCTTCGCTTGCCATCTAGTCGACGTCAAGCAAGACAAAGATTGAATTCCAGCAACTCCAGACTCTCAATTTGGTCGGCGGGTCAACATCGCCTCGTACTGGTGCTTTCTTGCAGCATGTGTTGCTGGAAACTGGTTGGCCAGTAGGGAATCGAACCCTCGTCAAACGCCTATCAAGCGCCTACTCTACCATTGAGCTACAGGCCAGTGAATTTGGTGGGTGAGATAGGATTCGAACCTACTAAGTACTAGACAGGGGATTTACAGTCCGCCGCAACTCGCCATCGTTGCCGCTCACCCGAATTGTGTAGAGTAAGAACAAGAGGATACGTGGGCATTGCACCCACCGTATCACATGCACTTCGGCTTTTATCCCCTTCGCCTAGGTGCATCGGGGAAGATACTGTCTTAACTGACTTATCCCCTCGTTCTTACTCTACGTTAAATAGATAGCTTCTAAACTGTGTATCCTCACCCATATTTTTTTCTTGGATACTGGGACCGTAGCGCATTCAGCATGGTTCCTAGGCGCTACTGTTATTGCCACTAGGGAAGACCCCTAGACAGTCTAGAACTTTGGTGGACCTGTGGAGAATCGAACTCCATTCATCCGGGTGCAAACCGGAGGTAATACCCATTATACTACAAGCCCAATAGTCTATTGAATAAGAACATATTCTTATTCTTGTATGCGATGAGTATCTCCTGCCACTCAAACACTTCCTCAGGCACTTGGCGAGGCTTGAACTTTCCGTCAGTGTAGAATGGCTCGAACGTATTAGCATCGTGTACTATGTAGAGAGACCTCTCATCTAGACCTCTCATTATGTCAGACACCTGCATGACTACTCCTTCGCAGTCTGTTACAGTTCTTCTAAATTAAACTGCTTCCGTTAGCATCAAAACCCAGCCCCCATACGGTGAGCCGACTTGCTATACCGCCACGGAACAACGGTCGGTGCGTTTTGTTTTCTCATATCCGTTGTCACGTTAGTCGCAACGTATATGAGGTTCAGCAGACGCTACTGCTTGTTGGCACCAGTGCAAGGATTCGAACCCTGACAAACGGTTTTGGAGACCGTTGTGCTACCGTTACACCACACTGATATGGTTGTCCCCCGAGCGAATCGAACGCTCATCTTGGCATTTTGCTGCCTACTCCACCTCTCGGCGTCTCGGACTTCCTGTGCTACCATTACACTAGGAGGACATAGAATTGGTCGGAGTACTAGGATTCGAACCCAGGACCCTCTGCTCCCAAAGCAGATGCGCTACCAGACTGCGCTACACTCCGTTATTGGCGACCCATAGCGGTTACGATCCGCTGACACGTCTTAGACAGAGACGCGTGTTACCATTACACCAATGGGCCATATAGAGTTAGAGCGTAATGTATTTTTGCGCGCGTTGCTACTCGGGGTTTCCCTGTTACAGTTGGCCCTACCACCCACACTACGCTCTAATTGGTGAACCGGGTGAGGATCAAACTCACGGCCTTGGGATTAAGAGTCCCCTGCTCTATCGCTGAGCTACCGGTCCGTTGTCTTATCACTTCAGATATGCACCGACGGTTTCGAAGCCGTCCACCTTGAACGCCCCATACGGAGCGCGACTGTGACCTACACAGGGGCGGTAGCTACTGGCGCCCTGGTGCATATCTGAAGTGATAAGTTACTCTCTTCGTCTGTAGTTGAAACTGCCGGTTGGAGTTGCACCAACGCTCTGATCACTTTTCACTTCGTCAGAGGAAGATACTAAGGTCACCGTTTTCACTGTTGTAAACTACGTTCAGTATTGGTCATGGCCATTGACCTATCAACCACAGACGAAGAGAGTCTACTCTTATCACTTCAGATATGCACCCGACGGATTCGAACCGACGACCCTCTAGCGAGTAAACCCGCATGCCCGTAGGCGGAGCTGTGACCAACTGATCACAATCATAGACTGTGACCAACACAAGGGCGGGATCCCGACGCCCCGGTGCATATCTGAAGAGATAAGAATGACCTCGCCGGAAACCACTTGTACGCTCATTCGAGTCCACGTACCGGTCGAGTTCGCTCGGTATCGGCCGAGCACCTATTCTTCTCTTATACAACAGTCGACCAGAAAATGTCAACTGCCTTTTTCGTCGAGATCGTTAAAAGACTGTCGCCGAGGAACCTGATCGAACGATCCAGTAGCAAAGACGACGATGTCTCCCGTTGCGATCTCTCGCTGAGCCCGCAAGTCCCATCCACGATGGATGAAGTCCGGCGAACCGAAAGTGCGGCAGGCTCGAGTGTACTCGTCGCCGCGAAAACCAACGAAGTGAACTGCCATAGCTCTACTCCAAAAAGAAAGGCCTCGGAGACTTTCGTCTGCGAGGCCCTGGATCTCTACGTGTGTCTACAGATCACGTCAAGATGCAGCGCCTCCACTACCATCCCACTGCTTGCGCGGGGTGGCTTCGAACGATGCGAGATAATTATGAATCGATTGTGTAGACACTACGAACTCCGTTGTTCTAGATCTATATATGCCGCGACACGCTTAAAATGTCAATGCCGCGGCATCTTTTTTTCGTCAGGCCTTACGAGCGGCCATCTTCTGCTTCCGGACGAACTCGCGGATCATCGCGGTAGCCGGCTTCTCGATCACGACCTCGGTGGCCGGAGCGTCTGCAGAGACCGGAGTCGAAGCCTTAGCCTTCTTCTCGGTGAAGGCCTTGTTGGCCTTCTTGACCACCGTGGACATCTTCACCGTCTTGGGTTCCTTGGTGGCCTTAGACGCCTTGGCAGACTTCCAGGGAGTGTCGGAAGGCTGGAACTTCGAGATGAGGCCGTGCTTGATCATGTACTTGTAGTACGCGCGGCCGGCATACTTGTTGAGATCGAGGGCGACGGAGATCAAGTGAGCGACCTCGAAGAAGTCCTTGTCGAGGTTGTCCTCGATGATCTTGATGGCGGTGGCCTTCTTAGAGCCGCGGGGGAAAGTCTTGGTCATGGTGTAGTCCTTCATTGGTTTCACGTTAGCTTCATTATACAGAGGTCAACAAAAATGTCAACCATAGAATTCGAAGAGAGTTCCCAGGTTTGTGCACTAGGTGCGTCAGCTGCAGGTCACTCACAACCCTCATATTCGTAGATTACTACGGGACCGCAAAATTGTCAACAGCGATCTCGTAGAGCTTCTCTAGTTCTCGGACTCGAGTCTCGTACTGAGAGTCGGTCAGACGGCCGGAGAGGTAGAGCTCGTCCAGTCGGTCCATCTTACGCTCGATGAGAGCCTCGACCTCGAACTCTTCATAGATGTAGCCGTTCATCGGTTCAGCACCTGAAAGCACACGTCGTGGGAGAACTTCTCTTGGCACTTGGCCATGGCATCGTCGTCGCGGGTGGCTACGAAGCCGAGAGCCACGAGAAAGACGAGGAACACTGCGTAGCGGATCATGTTAGGCGACCTTCTTTTCAGGTTGGTGGCGGGTCATCTTGACGTACTGTTCGAAACCGGCCTGTGTGGGCTCGAAGCCGTAGCGGGTGATGATGTCGGTGATCGTCTTGGAGATGTACCCCTTCGACTCGAGGATCTTAGCAGGAGCCTCGCCGGCTGCCAGACGATCCATGTACTCGGTGACGTTGAAGTTGTTCTTGAGGAACTTCACGAAGCCAGGCTTGTCCTTCTTGCCATACTTGAAGCGGGCAACGAACTTGCCATTGTACGTGAGGTAGCCACCGTAGTAGCTGAAGTTGGCGGGGAGGAAGCGATCGGTCATGTTCTGTTCCTTGTTCATCATATAGAGATCTTACTTCGAACCGTGAAAAATGTCAACCGCTAATGTAGGGGTTGAAGTCACGAAGAGAGTTAGACCGCCACTCATTGTAGCACTGGTTCATGCACCGGTCGTACTCGAACTCAGAACACTCAGAGAAGTCGAGCTCCGTGTTGTACATGTAATCCTGCACCTGGAGAGCTGCCTCAGCGGTGAGGTCATAGCGGTACATGATGTCGCGGGTAACGTAGTTCATTCCGGTGTTTCCCTGTGTTTCCATTATTAGTATCTTACCCAGGGTGCTCTTAAATGTACATGCCCAAAACGCAAAAAGTGAGCCGGAGCCCACTTTTTATTGTCTAACAATATCAATAACTTAGCTGGGGAGGATGTGGGCGACGTCTTTCCTAGAGGGCCTGCGGCCCAGCATTCTCTGCAAGTGATTGAATTCCTTGGTATATTCTACCTCTACCATGCGGACTACCGGATCGTGGGCGTCGTCCATCATGAACATGAAGGCCTTATGGAAGTTCTTGAGCATCGGTTTCTCCTATTAAGCGAGCACATAAAAAGAGGGCCCTTTCGGCGCCCTCTGGTTATATAGGTGGATGTTTGTTCGAGCTATGTTATGAGTGAATAGCTACGTTCTCTTCTTGCCGATGGTGTACTTCGGCACCAAGTTCCACTCGTCCTTCTCTTTGTGTGCTATGATCTTGATCTGAGACAGAGGCGCCTTGGGAGACTCCACCTTGTCCTTGGATACGATCTCTAGCAGGCCCCACTCCTCGAGCAGGTCCACGATGGTGTTCCTCCTGCCGCGGTCGTTCTCGTCGAAGTCGGAGGTCTTGCCGTCCAGCAGGAACAGCTCCTTGAAGTGAGTGATGTAGTACTTGCCTTGCTTGTGGAGGATGTGGCAAGATTGGTACAGAGTCTTTTCTTTCTTAGAAGCGACGCCTACTCGAGACAGCGTCTCCTTGATCTTGAGGAAGTCCTCAGCGTTCTTTAGTCTTACCTCTACGAGTGTATCTACTACGCTCATGGTCCACCCTTGTTCGTTCTTTTTCTTATTGTGTCGAGTTGGTGCTTATTGAGGATCCTGAGGTAGTCTCGGGCAATCTTAGTGCTGACGTTGAAGTGCTGGGACAGCATCTCTAAATCGGCATCCTCTTCAGGCTTCTTGATCCACGCGTGCTTTCGCTTCATGGACCTGATACTATTTATCAGATAGTCAAACTGCATGAGGTGATCCAGGCCCGGCCGCAGGTTCATCTCGTTGGCGTGGAGGATGCCGTCTGCGTAGAAGGATAAGGCTCGATTGACTATGTACGGGTTGTACATGGCCTCGGCCTTCTCCGGATTCTCCGAGTTCCTGATTACGTCGCTCTTGCCCTGCTGGATGTCCTTTACGAAATCAAACGGGTTCATGCAAACTCCGCCTCTACCATGAGGGTGGTCAAGAACGCGGCCAGGTTGATCTCAGGATCGGAGACGAACGCGGCCTTGTACTGGTAGTCTGCGATGAGCAGGACGACTTGAGGAATGGAGTTGGGCTTGAGGATGTCGTGAGCGTGATCGTACACCTTTCGAAACACGGCGGTGTCAGAGTCGGCGTTCTCCACGACCCACTTACGCATGTCGTTGAAGCTCTTGGCCTTGAGGTAGCCGATCAGCTTCTTGAAGTTCTCGTCTCCGAGATTGCTCAGTATACCGGAGTCGATCTTGCCGGTGGCCGAGTAGCGCTGCAGCTCGTTTAGAACTCGACGCCAGTCAGGAATGTGCTTCTTGACGACCTCTGCCACCACAGCCTTGTCATAAGTGATTCCCTCACCAGCGAGAATGGACTCGACTCGCTTGAAGAACTGTCCAGCCAGCTTGGCAAGGTCACTCTTAGCGATCTTGAACTCCACGACGGAACACCTCGAATGCAGAGGTTCAATGATGCGGTTCTTGAAGTTGCAGGTGAGGATGAACCCACAGTTACGCGAGTACTCCTCCATGAAGTTACGGAGGGCGGGCTGTGTGCTGTTAGGGTTGAGGTAGTCTGCCTCGTCCAGAATGACGTACTTCCTTCCGCCTGAGAAAGATACGGAAGAAGCGAACTGGAGGATGTCGTTCCGAAGAGTGTCGATGTTGCCATTCATACTCCCGTTGATCACGATGTAGTCGCACCCGAGCTCCTCCAGCATGGCCTTGGCGACGGTGGTCTTACCCACGCCGGCAGAGCCAGACAGGAGGAGATTGGGTACGTGCTTGTTGTCTACGAACTGTTGGAAGGTATTCTTGAGGTCGGAAGGGAGTACGCAGTCCTCGATCTTACGCGGACGGTACTTCTCTACCCACATAGGGTTGTCACTGGTATTCATGATGTATCTCTCCACTGATTACATTGCTATACTATACTCGATCCTCTCGACCGAGTACACAGGTCAATTGACGGTGGAGTGCGCTTCTGCCGCTACGAAGTACGTAACATCGGGAGAGCTGAACTTGACGATGTTCTTCGTCACAGCCACAGTGTAGTCGCGAGCGAGGAGCTTCAGGTTCTCGGTCTTGAGGATGATGCGGAACTTCTTGTCAGTCGACGCCACGACCTGCGAGTAGCTGTCGGCAGTGGAGTTCTTGCTGCTGATGGCCTGGATGGCAACTTCGCTGCCGTCTCCAGTGATGGCGAGCTCTGGGAGAGATAACACGCTGAGAGCCTTGATGACGGCAGACAAGTCGTCTGACTTCAGATCGAACTCGACCTCAGGATCAGGGAACTTGAGTTCCTTCTCAGGAGGCGTGATGATGGCACTCAGCTCGGCGTAAGTGTACCTGACCTTCTTCGTCTCGCTACACACCTCGAGGTAGTTGTCGTGGAACTTGAGTTCCGGATCCCTGAACATCGAGAGTACGCCGAGGAACTTGTTGAGTTCGGCGATGGCGAACTGCTGAGGCACTTCCTCCTTGATCTCGGCCTTGGCGAACACGGTCCTCGTGGGAGAGATGGTCGAGAGTGTGTTGCCTTGCTTGAACAGCACCGATGGATTGATCGTGCTGTAGTTCTTGAGGAGGTTCACGGTTTCATTAGAGAGTTTCATAGTATAGAGCTCCGTTAGCTAGTTGTTTTCAGATTGGTGTGTATCATCTTATTCTGCTGAGTCATAAGTGTACACCTCATTTCTTACGGATGGCGCCGACGTCTGCGGTAGCAGACGCGCCTACAGCAGCGAGATCGGCCAGAGATCCGCCGAAGATGTAAGTGCCGACGTGATGCATCTTCATCCACGGGCAGAACCAAGTCTTCATGTTGAGTTCCTGGATCTTCTGACAGAACCAGTAGTCCTCGGAGAGGTAGCGCTTGCTCTTCGGGTCGATCTCGGCCTGGAAGAACTGCATGATCTCGCGAGTGCCGTCGAAGGCCTCGGTGCGGACGTGATCAGGCTTGTAGTTGTACTGAGGGAAAGCCTCCACGAACTTCTCGAGAGTGCGACGACGGATCATCATGAAGCCGGTGCCGATCTCGAGGACCTCGACTGGCTGGTTGATGGGAATGGATCCCTGACCGCCCTTCGGATTGAAGACGTAGTCGCCCACGAAGCGCTCGAGATTCTGCGGGTTCTCGTCGGCGAAGCCCTTGTCGACGGCAGCCTTGACCTTCTCCCAGCTGATGCACTTCTTAGGATACGGACCGCCGATGACGTCGTAGTCGCTCTGGTCGTCCTGCATGGCCAAGAGAGCGATGACGTCCCTCGGGTCGAAGCCGATGTCGGAGTCGATGAACATCAAGTGAGTGGCGCCTGAGCGCATGAACTCGTCGCAGCAGTAGTTGCGGGCGCGAGTGATTAGAGACTCGTTGAAGAGGAAGTACAGCTGGAGGGGGATGCCGTAGGCGTGACAGAGAGCCGAGAGGTCGGCGATGGACCTAGTGAACATGCCGGCGCACATGCCGCCGTACATAGGAGTAGCCACGAATAGCTTACGCTTACGAAGCTCTTCCACGGAGATCGAGAGATTGAAGGCGTTGGGGTTGGGTTGATTCTTAGCCTGCTCCGCGGCGCTTGGAGTCAAGGGAGTGACGCTGTTATCTTCGGCCATGGTATTCCTTTCAATTCTTCTTGTCATAGTTAAAGTTCACGTTCTGAGCGAGCTCTCTGTCGTCCAGCCTGTTGTATTTACCCCGCAACTCGGCGTTGTAGTGCGCTGATTCTCGCAATACCGTCAAGTCTTTTCCTAGAGACTCGCCGTATTTCAAGAAGGCAGCGACGTCTTTGGGGAAGCACGCTCCACCGAATCCTAGGCGACCATCGGGCCCGGGCACCTGCATGTGAGACCCGCCCATCCTCTTGTCATACGAGAGAGTCTTGGTCAGAGTATCCCAATCTTTCTCGCCTGCCGTGTCATACAGTTCCTTCAGCTGATTGAAGAAGATGACCTTGTTAGCCAAGAAAGTGTTGGTGGCGTACTTGATGAACGCGGCGGTGTGAGCCGTGGTCTTCACGATGGGAGCGTACTGATTGCACTTGGTGTTATTCCGATAGAAGTCCTCGAGGATGTGTAGATCCTCCTCGTTGTCTCCGCTGACGCCGAGTATAATAGCAGAGGGATTGATGAAGTCCTGATAAGCGTTTCGCTCGGTCAAGAACTCTGGATTATACACGAACTTGCAGACGAACGCGAGCCTGTCTATCACTGTAGGAGTACAAGTGCTCTTGATCACTATGATGGGATGCATGGTGCTAGTCACGGAGATCTTGAATACGACGTCTTCGAGTATAGAAGAGTCGATCGACCCGTCTTTATTCATGGGCGTCGGCACGGAGACGAACACCAAGTCGGGCATGAATTGTTGCAGGTCTTCTATACCGGTGCCGTAGTTGGGGTCGATGATCATCTTCTCGACGCCCTTCAGTCCCTCGTCTACGGCCTTGCCTACGAAGCCGTGACCTACTATCGCTACTCTCATCATCTATAGTAACCCTTGTACCAGTCCACGAATCTACTTATGCCCTCTTCCACGGGAGTAGACGGCTTGTAGCCGAGAGCCTGCAGCTTAGTCGTGTCAGACCAGGTCTCTAAGACGTCGGCCGGGTGCCTAGGCATCATCTGACAGACGGGCTCTTTTCCTAGCTCCTTGGCGATCAAGCGAATGAAGTCCATGAGCTGGACTTGCTCGCCGTATCCTAAGTTGTAGATCTCCTTCGATTCAGAGACCGTGGCCGCGTGATTGATGGCGCAGTGAACTCCCTGACAGACGTCCTCTACGTACGTGAAGTCGCGAATCATGTTGCCATTATTGAAGACTTGCAGAGGCTGGTCCTCGACCATCGCTTTAGTGAATATGTGTAGCGCCATGTCTGGTCTTCCCCAGGGACCGTACGCCGTGAAGAACCTGAGACCTATCGCTACTGGGATCTTCGAAGAGATGAACTGACACTCGTTCATCCTCTTAGTCATGCCGTAGTAGTTGTTCTGGTGACCCGGGTTGTCAGACTCCTTCCATGGCAGTGGCTGCCCGTGCTGCACACACGACGTGGAGGCGTATACAATTGGAATCTTTCTGGGTAACTTCTCGAGAGCCTCGATCATCACCTGAGTTCTAGTCACGTTGTTGATGATGTACTCGATCTGCTTATTCATGGAGACTCTGACGGCCGCGTGTGCTGCCAGGTGAACCACTAGATCATACGTGTCGTAGTTGATGTAAGAGAAGTCCGTGTGATGGATCTTGACGCCGGCTAGCTTGAGGAGCTTGGCTCTGTCGTACTTCAACTTGGAGTCGTAGTACAGGTCGTTGTAGTCGTCTACGCCCTCGACCACGTGACCATAGTTCATCATCCTAATCGCCAGGTGATAGCCGATCATGCCGGCTATACCCGTTATGAGTATCCTCATGACTTGTCCTTGTAGTGATCGTTATGGAGGCATAAGACGATGTAGTGAAGGGCCTTCATCAGGTCCTTCTTGTTGTTGCCGTTCTTCTTCCCGTATCGCCAGAGGTACTTGATGGCGGTGTTGCGAAACGTAGGAGTGGCATCACCCATGGCGATCCAGGCATCGAAGCATTGGATAGAATCTTCTGAGTCCGTAGTGTAGTGCTCGCCATAAGTGGACTTGAGGTAATCGTATAGATCGTCGACGATCTTGTCTTCGTTGTACTTGAACGGCGTCTTCTCATTCATCTCGTACATCACTCCTAGCATATTCTGAAGGTTGGTCACGCGGCTACTCCATCAAAGAAACTCTCGAGACTCGGCGTATCATCTCTATCGAGGATCTCCACCGTCTGGCCGTGATTGTGCTGAAGGACCAACTTGGCGTCGATGTAGTTTCTCTTACCCTCCAGAACCGCCTTCACTTCTGTGGCCATGTCTACCGCCGTCTGGTACGGCACGTTCTGACAGATGTGATTGTAGCTCTGAGTGGGAGACAGTAGCTCGTAGTCGGAGGGCAGACCCATGATGGTCATCGCCTCCCTGTATGTTATATACCTGTCCTCGTGCGGGTGGGTCAGCATCTTAGGATAGTGTCCGACGAAGGCGCCGATGTGGTCCTTAGGCACGATGGTGCCACGGCGCATGATGTTGCCGCCATCGTCCAACTTCTTGAACATGCGATCACACTTCTCTACTTCCTTCTCGTAACCCTCCTTGGCCATCCACTCGCCGACCTGCTTGTAAGAGTGACCGTGCCACTCGATCAGGCTCTTGGCGTCGAGGTAGCGAGTAGCGATCTTGTCGGTGTCGAGAGCGTCGAAGTGCTGACGATGCGTCATGCCTCCATTGATGACTTCGAGCAGATACCGGTAGTAGGGATCCTTGGTGGGGGTGTTCTTGTTGATGGGCTCCATCTGCGAGTTAGACTTCACACCGAGGATGACGTCCTCGATGCGAGTGTAGGGCCTGCGATAGTAGCCGAGCTCGGGTACCTTGGTGTCCTGCCAGAAGAAGTAGAACGTACGCTCGCGGACCTGAGGAACTCCGTGCAGCAGGCTCTTGGTGCGATACATGGTCATGGTGTACCCGTTCCTGCGACCGATCTCGATGAGCTGCTTGCGAATAGGCTCGCCGATCTTGCCTACGAACGTCGGAGCGTTCTCACCCCAGAACACCTTAGGCTTCATCTCACCTAGTACGTACTCGGCGGTCTTGATCATCCACTGGTTGTTGGGGTTGTGCTCTCCGTATCCCATCGAGAACAGAGACAGGCCGGCACATGGACATACCGAGGAGACTACGTCGACTCGATGCGGGTGGCTGCCTCCCTTGTCTAGCACGTAGTACGGGACTTCGTGGTTCCAGTAGTTGAGCAGGTGCTTCTCGTTGGCGGCGAATGCCTCATAAGACAGGATGTACTCAGGTCTCGTCCCGAACACCTCAGTGGAGGCGAGAGCCTCACCACCGATGAGCGGTATGATGGTAGCGTGCGATATTCCACTCATGCGAATAGTCCCATAACTGTGTTGGCCTGATGCTTCTTCTCGTTGTATTCTCTTCCCTGCCAGTGAGGATAGAACTCTCGAGACAGGTGGACCGACTGCGGCTTCTCCATGTATTTGAAGTCGAGCTCGCCCTTGTTGTTCTTCAGCTTCTCACACCACCTGAATAGCGTGACTCCATTGCCCTGCTGCTTGATGGCCTCGTCGATGAAGACGTTGCGAATGTTGTCGCGCTCATCCCACGTGCCATAGAATGGTGTGCCCTCGTACCATCCGGTCTTTGGAATGGAGCGAGACTCATTCTCTATAGGCAGTGGCTCGTAGATCTTGACTCCTGCGTCGGTGTGTTCAGCGATTCTCTTGGCTGCATCAAAGTAGTTCTTCACGAGGTCGCGTGTGGCTACTTCTGGATCTGGCTGGCGCATCAGGTGATGGCGAATGTCGATATTGCCGAAGTAGTACTCGAGCTGCTTGAACTTCACCTTGTCAGTAGGGAAGAAGCTGTCGAGGCCTATCTTCAGAGCACCGTGCAGAGTCTTGAAGGGAACCGAGTTGAGCATCCAGCCTGGACGATACATGCAGATGGCGTGGCTGTCGCCCATGGCAGCCTTGTCGTATAACACGAGCTCGTTAGGATTGACCACCTCGGCCGTCTGTATCATGCGCTGGAGATTGGGCCAGTCCACCTCATCCCACAGTGGATTGATCTCTTTGTTCTTCTCCTTCATCAACTTCATCTTGTGTTGTAGATCCGCATAGTAGTCGGGATGCGGGATCATCAGCGAGTAGACCTTGCCCTTGAACTTGGAGAAGTTCACGAAGTTGTCGATGTAGGGAAACTCCTTCAATCCACCGAACAGATTGAGGTGGCCAGACCAGTCGTTGCCGTGATAGACGTACAGCTCATCGAACTTGTTGAAGTCGTGCTGATAGAATTCTAGAGTCATATTCACGGTGACGTCTTTGCCAGACTGCTTCAGCTGATCGGCATAGATGACGCCTTGTGCCGCGCGATGGCTGCTCAAGTTACTGGCGATGGTGATGAAGGGGGTTGCTACGAGTGCGCTCATTTCAAATTCTTGTCCCAGTCACGGTAGGAATCGATCGTATCATATATAGCCGAATTTGTCAACGCGGGTTCAGCACCGACGTTCCACATCAGGACATTGCGTCCGGTGTTCTTCGGAATGTACTTCCAGACCTTCGCGTCGTAGGTAGATATCGCAGGGAATGGAGGCATATTAGCTGCCTTCTCAGGAGTAGTAAAGGGCAGGGGCTCTGAGATGACATCAGCTCTTCCAAGCTCTCCAGCCTTGAGATTTCGAGCGACAGCCACGCACGTGAACTTAGCGTCGGGCCAAGCGATCTGAAGGGCTCTAGACAGTACGCCAGTAGATATGGCGACGTAGACCTCGTCAGGAGGATCGATCTTACTAGCAGCATGAACGATACCAGCAGTAGCGAGCTCGTGCTTGAGTCCAAGGGGTACGAAGAATGCGTCATTGTCGTCTGCCCACTCCGATGCGTACTTGTTGAGGATAGGCATGGCAGCGATGCGCTTGAAGTGCACCTCCGCTCCTCGCTCGATGCAACACGCCTGATGTAGTGATACGGTCTGCGAGGCCGGCATGAACAGCACGACTCTCTTATTGTGGTGCTTGGCCACGTCTAGGATAGAGACGCCTGCAAGACCCGTGCGAGGCTGCGAGTACACTATCGTCTGATGATTGATCCTAGACGCGAGTAAGTCGCCGGCCCTAGTCTTGGTGCCGACGATCAAGTCGTCTCTGACTACACGCACTCCCTCGTGCTCTACGACTACTGGATCCGGGTTGTACGGAGTCCAGCCCGCCGCGAGATTCAGGTAGTACTCGCGGGCCTCCTCATACGTACAACCCGGCCAGAGCAGGGCGTCCTTGTTGACTCCATCGATGACGTGCGTATCATGCGACATTCTCTAACCTATCATACTTGTTTGTCTTGAGAGACCACTCTCTCGGATACACCCACTCGTAGGGTATCTGCTTCGTCGTCTGCTTGATGCCTTGAGTGATGGCGATGTGCTTGTAGAAGAAGCAGAGCTTATCCTCGAGGTTGAGGAACTTCTGTCTAACTATTGGATTCGACTTATGATTTGCTAAGTATATCATGTGCTTCATAAACTGTACACCGTGTTTATTAAGAGCAACGTAACTTCCATCCGGCTCGATCTCGTACTTCACCTTGCTCATGAGAGGAGGGCAGTCGAATACCTGTTGGAGTCCATCGAAGAAGCCGGTGCCGCCGTGTAAGAAGCTCTCGGGATCTACCCACTCAGGATGAGACATGGCTACGTGCCGAGCCGCGTTCTTGCAGGGATACATGGCATTGCGGAATCCTTGCTCGGTGACGAAGTGCTCGTTGAGGATCTTGGCGAACTCCATCATAGTGAACGGACGATTCTTAGAACCAAGAACGTGATGAAGAGCCTTAGCTGCCTTCTGAGGACCAGCGAGCAACCATTCTTCTACTATGGTACCCTTCGGGTAGTAGATCTGAAAGAGGTCTGAACGACATGGACGATTGCCCTCATAGAGGTACTCGCGTAAGCCAGTGTTATACCCCTCTTTCCAAGCAAGAAAGGTCTGCCAGTGTTCGTTCGTGAAAGAGAAGAGGAGACAGGCGTGAAGCACCATCTCTGGGTCGTTATTAGTCTTGAGAGTGTCTACGAATGGACACTCGTCCCAGTGAAGTCGATGAGAGAACTGTTGATAGTTCTCGGCGAGTAGAGAGTCTTCTCGCTTGTCGTATGCTCGACAGAACTCGAAAAACTTCTCAGTCCTCTCTTCTTGACTCCAGTCTTTCATCCAGCTGCGAGCAGGCTTGCCATTAGGTAGCATGTCTACGTCGGCCAGATTCTCATACTTTATGTCATTAGAACGATCAAAAAATAATTCAGTCAATCCATTCATAACAAACTTTCTAAGTTAGTTAGCTTTGTGCCAAGCTAGAGCGCCCTGTACTGCCTTCACTGGATCTTTGTGTTCGCTGTCATGTAAGAGAGCAGCACCGGTTTTAGTATCTTTTCCCTTAAACGTTCCAGGACCTTCACCTACCGAAGCACGATGATGTCCATCTTCTATTTCACTGACATGGATCTGTCTACCGGATTCATGTTCGGCATGAACGGCAGGACGACCGTCAGTCTTAGTCCTCTTGACTTCCCACCCGCTCTTAGAGAGGTGATCTGCCGCGGCCTGTAAGCCCTCAGGAAAACTAGAATTCTTGGTGGTCTCGGATAGGTACTTGACTACTTTCTGTATACTCATGAGTTCCTCCTATTGAGTATAGCTATTTATAATTGCGAGACCATCTGCTTGTACTGCTCCACGGTGACACCTGCCTTCTTCAGCACGGCGTCATCGGAAGGATGAGCAGTCATTCCGTTGAAGGTCTTGACGAGACCAAGGTCAAGCATGGCTTTTTGTCGACCAAACGGGTGATCTTTAATTCTGCAACTTGACCAGACTCCGTCAAAGTCCAGATGGTCGTAGTGTGCACCTGGTCTGACGTAGTTCTCGACCCACCTGATGAAGTCGCAGCAAACATCCTCCGCATTGTACGGAAGAGACTTCGTATCCGCATAGATCTTCTCCATCACTGCGTCGAGGAACTGGTCCTGACTCATCTTCTTGGTAGGAACAGCGAGGTAAGATATGCACTCGCGGGCATTAGTACCGTAGTAGAACATGCTGTCGAGATTGACGAACTTAGGATACCAGTCGGCGATGTCTGCTAACACGGCGGCGTACTGGAACTGGTAGACCCTCAAGCCATTCTTCTTATTCCACTCGAACATCCACTCTCCCATCTCGCGGAGGTCCTTCTTCGCGTTGCTCTTCGTGAGCCACTCGGCCATGTCGCGGGCCAAGCGAGGAGCGAACTCGGTCAGGAAGTAGTCGCCGTTCCTCTTGTAGGGAGAACCCTCTGGCGGCTTAGGAAATGCAGGGAACTGGTAGCCGACAGAGGTGTAGAACGGAGTAGGATAGGAGTTCACCATCTTGGTCATGTCCTCGATGGTGGTGGCCTTGTACAGGTCGAACAGGATGGTGTTGTGATAACCGGAAGGCTGCGTGGCATAGTTGATGGCAGATCCGCACACTCGGTGCAGGATGAAGATGTAGAGCCACTCGGGGAGATCGAAGTCTTTGTGCTTGCCGGTCCAAGCGTGAGCAACCATCTCGCGCTGACGAGTCACCTTGCCTGCCTTCATCTTTGGCCAGTATGGGTGCTCGTCTGTCCATCCATAGAAGCAGTCGTTGACAATCTGAGAGAAGCCGGCCAGCTTACGCTCGACGACGTCGTAGAGAGTCACGTTCTCCATCAGGTCGTCGTTCATCCCGGAGTCTTTGTGATCCGTCATGCCGTACGGCTCTACCGTGGCCGTGTTGCACTTGATCTGCTGGTCTGCCGCCAGATTGAAGTATCGTATGAACTCGTCGTAGTACTGAGTGGGTTCGATGCTCACTTGCTGCCCTTCACGTATTCATGAATCAAGCGGATCTGCTCGATGCGGTTATCGAACTTATTTAGATGTCTGTTGAGACCAGAGGGATGCAATAATTTCAGGTGTGGTATGCGGAGTTCAGTCAGCACGTCTGACGCCAGATTACCGAGTGCGATGACCTTCTTGCCCTTCCACGGGCGAACTCGCTTATAGACGGACTCGAAGTCTACCTGGCTCAGCCTGTCTCCACCCTCTTCTTCGATGACGTTGGTGAACGACCACGAATAGACGCAAGCAGAAGTCATCCACGCCTGAATGACTGCGTAAGTGCCACTGGCCGAGGGATTGTTGGTCTTGGCTGGAGACTGACCTACTACGATGACGTCTTTACTTGGCTTGTAGTTATGAAGGTAGTCTATGACGGTCTTAGATTGGATAGATTGCATGTCCGACCCCGGCTTCATTAAACATCTCTTCACTCAGCTTCCAACTCTCTCCCCATGGTCCATCCATGAGTTTCTGTTCGAACTCCATAATCACAGTACTGATGCCAGACTGGATGACGCCTTTGGCGCAGTCAGAACAACACGGTAGACCGGAGACGTAGAGCGTTCCACCATCGAGACTGACGCCGTGGTGGCAGGCATTGTAGATGCAGTTCATCTCGGCATGAACGACGTACTTGAGTTTGAGTTCGCGGTTCTTCAGTCTACGCTCGGCGTCTACGATGCCGCGAGGAAATCCGTTATATCCCTGAGTCAAGATACGCTTGTCCTTGTCCACTACGATGGCGCCGATCTTGGTGGAGTCTTTGGACCATGACGCGACCTCGCGAGCCAGCTTGAGGAAGCGATCGTCCCAGACGTATGTTGGTGTTGGCGCCGACATCACTTAACTAGTCCGAAGTGACGCTCGTAGACATGTAGGGAGCCGACGTTCCAGATGATAGGGCCAACTTCGCATCCAAGGTCTGCGGCAAGCGACTGTTGGACGTAGGCCTGCCACGCGTAGTCGTTCTTATAACCATAAACGACATCGTTGGAGCGCATGTTGACGAGGGCGTAGAGTTCTCCGTTCCGAATGAGATACTGTACGGTATTAGTGCACATGAAGTCAGACATTCCATCGATGTTATACTCCCATTGCATTTCAGGGCGCGTGTAGATCATAATACCGCGACGAGAGTTCGGGTTGCGCTTAAGCTCTTCGTAGCAGTGTTGATATTGTTCGTAGTTGTCGCCTGACCAGATACACCAGCCGTAATTGGAATTTATGTTGCCATCCTTATCGGCTACTTGTTGCCAGATCTTGGGCGGACCACCAGGGATGTCGTTGATGTTGCGGGACCTCGAGCGATACCACTCGAGCTCGCGCTTGACGTAGTCCTCGTCGACAGTGCCAAAGATCGCTGGCTCATCGGCCACGAACTGAGCGCCGATCATCTCGATGGTCTTGACTCCGGTCTTGTCAGTGACGAACTCTTCGAAGTACAGAGAGGTCTTGAAGTAGTTGCGAATATCCTGAACGCGCATCATTTTCATCTGTTGAAGTCCATGCCAATGAAGTTCGGTGGCTCTGCGGTGTGATTGTAAGACACGTCTAGACCTCGTAGGTCGATGTCATTGGAAGAACCGACCGCGCCAGTTGCTCCACTGAGCATCATGTTGTTCTCTTCGTACCACCTGGAAGTACCACCGGCTCCGACTATCGTGAGATTAGCCAGGTCGAAGTTGGCGTCTGACAGATTATAACTCTTCGATGTATCGTTCTTGCGGTTGAGGAAGTCGCGATCAGCCTCCTGGCCGTCGACTTTGCCTCGAGAGTAGGCGACGTAGAACGAGGCGTAGTTGATCAGATCCTTGGCAGAGTCCTCGAGAGACTCGAAGTTAGGCTTGTAGGAGGGATCGTGTTGCATAGCCTCCATGACCGAACGCATCCTCAGTACTTTCGCATGGATGATCTCCAAGATCGTCAGGCAACCAGAAGGATAGTAGTCGGCCTGCTTGATGGTGGAGTTCGGGTT